TGGGCCTAGCCCGGCAGCGATGAGTACAATTCCACAACAAGTGAACAGGAGAAATGATGGCATACTCTGATCCTCAGAGCGTCACTATTGGGACGACCCCCGGAGCTATCTCGCTTGCGCGAGTGAACTCTGGTTCGGACGTCGGGACGTTTTCGAATTACGATTCGAAGACGACCCTGAAGGCATCTACGACCTACGGTCGTCGAAACAGGCACACAGCCCGTATCGACTTCTCGAAGATCGTTACCGATCCTCTCATTTCCACGACTAACGTCCTGGCGAGTGGTTCGGCTGTCTTCACCATCGACGTGCCCCCCAGCGGCTTTTCTGCTGCTGAGAAGAAGGACCTTGCAAAGGCCCTCCTCAACTGGCTCACGGCTTCGACTGATGCAGCTCTTATCAAGCTGCTTGCAGGCGAAAACTGATGACCGATGCGATCCTGATCATGTCCCTCCTGTTTCTGACAGGGTTGACATGCGGGACCGCCGGCATTGCTGTGACTTACGGGATTCTGTCTCGTAAGACGTCATAATATGTGACGTGCTGCCATCATACTGGAACCGATCCTCCTTGAAAGGAGAACAGTTGAAAAGCCAGTCTGACCTCCACCAGGCCGTCTTGAGAGATCAAGGCGGCCTATGCGGCGTCGACACCCTTCAGGACTGTGCAACATTACAGTCCCGAGTTGAACACCGGGGTGAGTCTTTTCTCACCCTGGAACTTCCGGCTCTAGGTCAAGCTTTCGAGCGAGCTCTAGAGACCGGTCTCCTTGAATTTGGCGAGCTTGGGATTTCAAAATCCCATTCTCCGTCAGATTCGCGCCCTGCTTTCTTGCACGGCTTCTGGAAACAAGTGTTCAACCATGAGTGTCGTCTACTACCGACACCGTCCATTGATGCTGTTCGAGCGATCAGGCAGATTTGCCATCTGCACTCTAAGCTCAAGGAGTTACCAACACCTGAAAAGGTGGAGGCTTCTCTCCGACAGTATCTGACGACGGATAAGTCCATCTCCGACGTTGACGTCCCCTCTGAACTCTATCGAGAGTTCAGAGAAACTTCGCGTCGGATCTGGGGGGTCCATTTCTCCCGGATGGAGAAGCGTCTCTATCGAGACTCCTTCCTGTCCAGAGGAAAGCACGGACCCGGAGCAGTTGCGCAGAAACTTACCAGTAATGGTAAGTGGCGTAGCAACGAGTGGACCGAACGACTTCAGTCGTTTTTTCCGGCCCACGAGTACCTGACTTATCGTGGTACAACCTACGATGAGTTCAGATTGCTCCCGCCTGGCGAGGAGTGGCCCGCCAGGGTCATTCCTGTGCCTAAGACGGCTAAGGGGCCACGTATCATCACTGCCGAACCGACTTATAATCAGTTCGTGCAGCAGGGCTTGGCAGCCCTGTTCGAGGAGTGGATGGATATCCACCCTCGTGTTAGCTACGTGGACCAAACACGTAACCAGAAGCTTGCCCGTCAGGGCAGTCTTGATGGTTCTGTGGCGACACTCGACCTTTCCGAGGCGAGTGATCGCATGTCCCTTACCATCGTGAAATTCCTCCTGCGCGATCACCCGTTCCTTATGGGAGCGGTGCTTTCGTGCAGGTCTTCACGATCGATACTTCCAGACGGCACTATAGTGCTGTTGAAGAAGTTCGCGTCTATGGGCAGTGCTCTCACCTTCCCTCTCGAAACGATTGTGTTTTACACAATCATAGAGATGGCGGTGAGGCGCGTCGAGAGTAGACTGCAGACCGAGATCGACAGGTCTCTCTGTAGTGCGTATGGAGACGATCTAATCGTTCCCATCGCAGCCGCGAACGAGTGCGCCGCTCTCCTTGAAGCTTTTGGCCTCAAGGTGAACGTCAACAAGTCTTTCGTAACTGGGAAGTTCCGAGAGTCTTGCGGTGGTGACTACTGGGGAGGCGTACCGGTAAATCCGGTCCGTCTCCGTAAGCGGTTGCCGCACACTCGCCGTAACGTTGACGAAGTCGTGTCCATTGTTGCGTTCCGAAACCTGTACTGGGAACAGTATGGGGAAACGGAACTGGTCACGCTCCTGGATAATTTCGTGCAGGGTATCATACCCCTGCCTGAAGGACCCAAGGAGACAGCTGCGTTGGTTCGTTG